TTATATATCACATTTTAAATATGTAACTATATAATTATATAATTATTTTTAGAGCAAAATATGACTCTTTTCATACAAGGTTTAGCAATCCCACTCGGAACAAAAAACCTAAATGGCTGGGGGGTCCCGGAAGCCGAAGCAGACAACGTCCTGAATTCCCTAAAAGCCTCCTCCTTAAAAGTCTGCCCAGGTGAAGCGCATCTATGTGACCTGACCCAAGATCCCTATGGACGAATCGGGCACATCGTGGATGCGTGGAAAGAACCCGACGGAATCCATGCAAAAGCGCAGGTGACAGACTCAATAGCAGCACGCAAAATCAAAGAAGGAACTTGGAAAGATTTTAAATGGAGTACGTTTGCCGATTCAAAAATTAATCCTAAAAATAATGGTGGATGGGCTAGCGGAATCGCAGTAAAATCCATGACGCTGGTTAAAAATCCAGCATGGACTCAAGCGCAATACAATATTGCAGCGTCCGTTGATGACAGCCCCACTGAAATTAGACTTTTTTCAGATTTTACTCTAATTGCATCAGGAGATGAAAACATACCCACAGATGATGAGCTGAAAGCAGCTCAAACGAGAATTGCAGACATGCAAAAAGAAATTGATACTATGAAGCAGGCTGCAACTGTTTCAGCATCTACAATCGAAGATCAGAAGGCGAAGATTACTACCCTTTCTGCTTCGATTGTCGAGAAAGACAAAAAGCTGAATGTAGCAGTAAACGACGTGACCGAGGCAAAAACTGCGCTTGCAGATGCTACCGGGAAAGTCGATACTCTCACTGCATCAGTTACAGAGCTTGAAACTAAACTTGGCGAGAAAACCACACTGGTGGCCTCTCTTGAAATGAAACTTGCGGGATCTATACCAATGGAACAATTTGATGATAAACTCGCAGCAGCTATGGAAAAACACGACGCTGAAAAAGAAGCAAAAACAATTCTCACCGCGTCCCGTGAAAAGTTCGTAGCTGCCCGGAAGGAACTCGGCATGGAAACAAAAAACGAAGAGTTCACAACCCTTTCAGCAGCAGATTTCGACACGATGACAGAAATGTTATCTGTGAAACTTACAGCGGGCAGACCCGGAAGTGGAACTCCTCAGATAAAATACCCGGCTGATCCGGTTGCTGTAGATTATAGTTTCGCAACTGGTGCATATAATGAAAAAACTAAGGAGTGGGCCAAATGACTCTAACCGGGTATCAGACCCCCAACTTCAAAATTGTCATGGGTGGGCAGCCCCTAGTACAGAGACTAGAGGTCGAAACCGCAACTAACATGTATCCAGGTCGTCTCGTCATAAAGGGGACTAACGATTCCGATATAACAGTCGCGGACGGGGTAAGTTCTCCACTTGGCTGGCTCGGATATGAACAGCCCGGAGATAACCCTCCAGATAACATAACATCCCTATATAGTGTAGGTGCCGAGGCTCCGGTTCTTTCGGTGGCAGGGAGATTACTTCAAATGCCACTCGGTCTTGCTGCAAAAACTACCGCCGTAAAAAGTGACGTTCTTTTGTCATGGGGCGATGGTCAGGTAGTTCCTGGTGCATGGCTCGGGGGAAGACTCGGGGTAAGAATCCCATTCTCGAAATCAACCGATGAAGTTTCGACTGTAACGCTCCCCGCTGGTGCCGTTGTCCGTGATGTGATAATTAAGGCGGTTACGGTAGCAGCGTGGGCTACGATTGATGTAGGTACACTTTCGTCAGCATCCGGAGATGCAGATGGATTTCTGGAAGGGGAAAGTCTGGTTACTGCTGGTTTTGTTCCACATAATAATTACGATGCCGTCGCAGCAAACAACACATCCGGCGCTCTTCTGGTCGAGAGTGATATCACAGGAGATGTGGCAGCCGGATATTACAGTATCCCGACTGGATACCTAGTTCCTGCTGGCGGTAAGATCCTCACATACACGACATCTGATCATACGGTGGCTGGGTACATTTTTGTAGTCATTGAAAGCCCTGGTATAGCTCCAGTTGGAATATGTGAGAAATCGGTCAGTGCAGCAAGTACATTCGCGGACGTTCAGGTGAGGACTCTGATTTAAGGAGGCTAAAAAAATGACAAATGCATATACACAATATTCAAAATCCGTTGACTCCGAACTTGTGCAGCCTCTCCAGAATGTAACCGTTGGGCGCAGACTGGTGTACGTCACTGCACCAAAAGGGTTTGGAGTTACTTCTGTAGACTGGGGCAAAATATCAGATATGTCTGGTGGCTATGTTTCATATGGCTTCGCCGATGGCAACGAAGACATGATTGATGTAGCTCTCACAAACTCCAAAGTCCCGGTATATTGGAAGGACTACAAAGTAGATCGTAGACTCTACAACGGCTGGATGATTAATAATACTGATATGGATGTTTCCGCTGCTCAGTCTGCTGGATATGTGGCAACCGCAACTGAGGACGCTGCAATTATAAACGGTGTAACTCGGAATGGGACAACCTACGACATCAACGGACTGTACCAGGGTGCCGGAAACAACTATTCTACATCTGCCGATTTTGGCACATACGGAAACGCAATGGCTGCAATTGCCGGAGCAAAACAGTTGATGGTTGATGACGGAATCCCCGCGTATAACATACCCCTAAATCTGGCACTGTCTTCGGAACAATATGGGGAACTTGAAAAATCCACAGATAACGGATTTGACGAATGGCCAAAAGTTCTTCGTATGCTGAACGGTGGGTCTGTTTACCCAGTTCCAAGCACTGTTCTTGGTGTGGGTACCGGAATGCTGCTCCCAACTCCTTCTGTAGGTCGTCCATACGTTGACTTCTTCTCGACTTCTAACTTCCGGACAGAGCATGGTGTAGATTCTAAACACCCAGACACTTCGGATCTATATGGAAGGGTATACAGTGCTGGGATTCTGCGGATTAAACACGCAAACGCGATTTGTAAATTGAGTAATATTTGAGGTGTTTGAGTGGGTAATGTTAAAGTCCGGGTAAATATTAGCAACATTGCTAGAGGACCTAGTCACGGAAAGTCTAAGGTTTACAAACTCGGGCAGGAATTTATCTGCACCGAGGAAGAAGCCAATAGACTTGGAAAGGATGTTACGGTCATTGAGACACTCACAGAACCTGTAAAACCATCAAAATCGAGGTGAGTTCATGGTGTTGTGTTCTTATGCGGATGTTCGAGCGGTAATCTATACAGAAACATTAGAAGATGCGGACATTGCGGATTTAATCACCAATGTATCCGCTGATGTAATGGCTATGGCGGGAAGCACAGACGAGTCTAACGCTTACCTGATTCTAGCCGGAAAAAACGCCGCTTATGCTGCCACTCTTCGAAAAATGAAATCAACCGGAGAGCTCGCAGCAAGTACAAAATTCGGTAACTCGCAACAGAACAACACACCAGACTCGGATATTAAGGCATATGAAGAAAAGGCAGACTTCTATATTGAGAAATATAAAAAGTCTGTTAGGTTTACTAATTTTTCAGTATCAAGTGGGCGCATGGGATTCGGCACCGTAAATGCGGAGTTGGATCAATGAATGCTCTTAATTTTGGCATGATTCACTCATGCAGTGTCCTTAATACCACACAAGACCAACGTCTGAATTTTACAAACGGGAGTGAGGTTTTTACAGTAGGGCGTGTTCTCACGGGCTCTACTTCTCACGCTCACGGAACCATTAAAACTCTAGTTTTGTCGTCAGGTTCATGCAATTCAGGGGATGCAGTCGGCTATTTGATCCTTTCAACTGTTGCAGGCACTTTTGCAGTGGAAACCATCACTGATAATGGGATAATTTCCGGAAGTGCCACGGGTCAAGGTCCTACAATTCCAGAAACTAACGATGTCGGAACTCCTGCAATGACTACTGTAACCACAGCTTACGATAAATGCAGGTTCGAGAATATTAGGAATCCCGGAGGATATTTGTATAATTCAGATACCGGGGAATATACCGTAACAGAACCTATTATTTTTCTCCCCGCTGACGCAGTCGTACTTCAGGGAGATTTGATATCGGGTAACGAGTCACCGTATAATACAAATTATAAAGTTACTTTTGTTAATCCTCTTTATAGCTTTTTTAATAAAAACGTGGTCGATCACATTGAAGCATCTCTCAAGGTGGTGGAAAAACGGCAGACGGCATCACTGTAAAAATTGAAGGATGGAAAGAACTTCAATCAAAATTTAAGTCACTTGATGGAGAACTTCAAAAAGCGCTCTCTGACGCCGTGAGTGCCGGTGCAGCAGTCGTTGAAAGAGATGCAAAAATACGAGTGCCCGTTGTAACCGGGAACCTAAGACGATCTATAAAAGAACTTAAAAAAGTAGAATCATCGGGGAAAGTCGAATCCCAGGTAGGAACTGATGTCATATATGGTCCATCGGTTGAATATCGAAAACCGTATCTTAGACCAGCGTTGGACGAAAACACTAGCGAAATTGAAAAAGCAATTGAAATGAAAATCCAGCAAATTATAGGGCGATACAAATGATCGAAGCGGCTGTCCGGTCTATATTACTCGCATATCCGGCCGTATATGAGATCGTAGGGACTAGGATACAGCCTGCTCCACTTTCACTTCAATGTACTTATCCCGCAATTTCATATTTAAAAGTTTCAAACCCATACTCCAGGGTTGCGGGTCATCCGAGAATACAGATCGATTGTTGGTCTAAAGATTGGACTGAATGCCAGACATTAGCAAAAGCAGTTGAAACCGCCTTAGATGGGTATTCTGGAACTGTGAACGGTGTCAATATTGAAAAGATAATCCCAATCAATTCTCAGGATTTTTACGATAACGAAACTAAACTCTACAATGTTCCTTGTGATTTTTTTATAATATATCGAAAATGAGGTCTAATAATGGTATATCAAACCGCAATTCAAAACTCAAAAACTCTCCGGTTCGGGAGTGCAAAAATTGAAGTGGGTGCCGATGTAGGAACACTTACAAATCTTGGTATTGCGAGTGATGTAGAATTCACCGAGGAATTCAAAACAAACTCATTAAAGCCGGACAATGCCCCCGAGGAAATCAACTGGATTTCAGAGCAAACGGCCACCGCTAAATTCAATCTGTGGGAAATGAACCTCACAAATTTGAATATGATACGCGGGGGGATTGATACACTCACTACTACGCCGTCGGGGAGTCCTGTAACTACCACAGATGAACTGCATGTACTTACCGGAGTCGTTGGAACACGCCTTCTTCTGAAGAATAGTACTGGAGCAATCGCAACCACTATCAGCGTGAAGGACTCCGCGAATGGATCATGCGTACTAAACACAGACTACTATGTTTATGTCGATGGTGACGGGTACACATGCATCGCCAGAAACGGAACATCTGCCACTATCATAACTGGAGAACAGGTAAAGGTAACATATACCGTAACACCCGCCGCAAGTGTGCAAATTACGTCTGGTGGTAAGAGTTCGATCAGTACTCGAGTTGTTAGATTGACCAATCTAAACGCATCTGGTCAGAAATTCCAGATTACCGTTTTTGCAGCTAGAAATCAGAAAGGAATCGAGCTAAAACTCCCAGCGGATGATGATGATACCGTGATGATGACAGAGGTTGAACTTAAGGGTACATGTGATCCAACTCTGGCAATCGGGGCACAACTGTTTGAAATCATTGATGAGCAGGGGGTCTAACCATGACTGGAGAACTTGAATCAATGGATATTATCAA